TATTAATTTTAAAGTTTTGACAGAATGTTTCTTTCCATACATTCCGTTGCCTTTACCTTTTAGTTTACTGCTGATTTTCTTTTTGGTTGCTTCTGTGTGTGCCATTGGTCCATAACCTCCTTTTTCTAATTGTGTTTGCCTTCTTTTTTCTATTTGTTCTTTCCAATTTTTTCCATAAATGTCTTTATATGTTTTCCCTTTGTGATTGGGCGGTAGGTTACCACCAATTGTTATATTGTATCCATTAGGTGCAATAGTATCGTATTTTTCTATGTACTTCTGTTCATTATCTACATTATCTTCTGCAATAACTTTAAACTTAAATTTATTAACACCATATTTTTTAATTGCTTGAAACACTAAAGTACTACCTTGATTGTGTCTATGCCCTTTCCAACGAGCACTAGGATTCTCTGTGTATCCTACATAAGATTTATTATTGACTGTATTTGTGATTTTATAGATGTAACCCATACATCTATTTATCTGAGGTGGACTGTTATTATAATTTAAATTTAGTAAATTGCCCTTGTTTAACGTCGTGTTTAATACCACCAACGATATAAGTCTCATTTTCCGTTTCTTGTGGGGCCACTTGTAATCCTTTGGAACTCAACCAGTGTTCAGTCCATGGCAGTGGGTTTTGATTAGCAGGCACATCATACTGTGCATCTAACCCAATAGATCTCAATCGCTTGTTGGCAATCCATTCCACATAGTTGGATAGTAGTTTTTCATTCAATCCAATTATTGAACCATCTTTGAACAGATATTTGGTCCATGCTTTTTCTTCGTCCACACAGGCCTTGTACATTTTGATCACTTCGTCTTCACACTCTTTTACAATAGATTTCATTTCTCGGTCATCACCAGCCTGCCAGTTTTTAAGTATAGCAGTGGTAATAGCAAGGTGTTGTGATTCGTCTCGAGCAATCAGTGATAGTATCTTGGCAGAACCTTCCATCAGTTTTAACTCACCAAATGCAAAAGTACAAGCGAATGACACATAGAATCTTAATCCTTCTAACAGATTAACATTGGCCATTGCAAGATATAATTTTTTCTTCAACTGTTTGGTTGAACCTTTACCGTTCACGTCCCACTGTTTGGCATATTCAATAAAGTCATCATAGTAGTGGGTGACTGATCGTGCTCTTTTAAGAATCTCCTCATCATCCATAATCTTGTCAAACACTTCTGCAGGATCTGGATACACATTTTTAATAATATGTGTGTAGGATCTTGAGTGTATGGTTTCAAAGAAATCCCAAGTAATGATGCAGGCTTCCAATTCTGGTAGACTCACATAGGGTAGGAATGCCAGTGCAGGTCCTCTGCCCTGTACAGAATCCAACAGTGTTTGATATTTTAGATTCGCTGTAAAGATATGTTTCTGTTCTGGACGGAAGTTGGCATAGTCTGCTCGATCTTTTTGTAATGATACTTCTTCAGGACGCCAAAAATAACCCAACTGCTGTTGAGTCAGTTTGTCAAAGATTGGATATTTAAAAGTGTCAAATCGCTGTGTGTTTTGATCCTCACCAAAGAACATGGGTTGCTTTGTGAAGTCAATGCTGGATTTGTTGAACACTGTTTTGGTCATACTATCTTCTATTACCTAACAGATGCAGTATGCTGACAAAAATATTGATGAAATCCAAGTATAGGCTGAGAGCTCCCATGGTTCTCACTCTGGAACTGTCTCCGCCCTGTAGGTAGATCAATTTTAATTTCTGCATATCATACGCAGTTAATCCTGTAAAAATTATGATAGCCAAGATGCTGATCACAAAACTCATGGCAGGTGCCTGGAGAAACAAGTTAACTAGGCTGGCAATTATTATGCCAATCAATCCCACAAACATGAATGTACCCATTGAGGATAGATCTCTACGAGTGCTGTATCCGATGATAGAGAAAGTGCCAAACACAATGGCCGCCATTAGAAATGCCACAGTGATACTGTGTGCTGTAAAAATGATTAACAGAGTGCCTAGACTGAGTCCTTGAGCGGCTGAGAATCCCATCAGCATCAATAACAATTGATTGTCTGTGAATCTCTGCTGGGCAAAACTCATGGTCATTACAAATGCCAACGGTGATAGTATAATCAACCAAGTCAATGCTCCACCTGCGTACAGCACGGGTAATTTAGATCCAATATATGCAAACACACCTGAAGTGAGTAGGGCACAGATCATTCTATTAAACACGTCATTGAAGTAGGCTCTAAGTCCCATATTGACAGTGGTGTCTGCTGTTTTATTTGTGATTATTCTTTCCATTTTTTTCCTTTGTTACTAAAATACTGTATTTTTTGTAAATGTCAACCTTAGATGGTACAGGCCTCGCACTCACCATCCTCTTCAGTGTTGCTATTTATTTTACCAGAACCATTCACTGCGGGTTGGTCACCGTTCTGTAGTTCTAATTCCACATCTTCGCCCTCTGTGTCTTCCACAGTGGCACTCAATCCTGCTGGTTGATGATCCTCTTCTTCACCTTTGAAATCATAAGTGTTTTGGTAGTATGAAGTTTTCCATCCATACTTGTAAGCATTCAACATATCTGTAGCCATCACAGACAGTGGCACTTCGTTGTTTTCATAATTTAATGGGTTGTATGACCAGTTGCCTGATATGGCTTGATCAAAATACTTCTGCATCACTGCTACAATATTGATATAACCTTCATTGCTTTTCATATCCCACAACAGAGTATAATCATTTTTAAGTTTAGGAAAACCTGGTACTATCTGTTTTAATGGGCCTTTTTTACTTTTCTTAATGGATAGTAATGCTCGTGGTGGTTCAATACCATTTGTCTCGTTTGAAACAACTGAAGATGATTCCGATGGCATTTGTGCTGATAGTGTAGAATGTCTTAGTCCGTGTTTGGCAATATCTTTTCTCAGTGCCTCCCAAGCATATCTCTGTTTGTGTGGCACAATTTCATCCACTTCTTTTTTGTAAGTGTCAATAGGTAGTAGTCCGTCTGCGTATTTGGTTCTTTCAAACCCTTCACATCTGCCTAGTTCTTTAGCAAGATTATTAGATGCTGTGAGCAGATAGAATTGGAATGCTTCAGTTAATCGATCCACTGAATCCCAGGCTTTAGGATCTGCGTAATTAAGTCCTTGTTTGGCAAGATAGTGTGCTAGTCCAATATAACCAATACCCAAACTTCTTCTTTTCTTGGTGCTGATCTCTGCCGCTTTGACTGGATAGTCTTGATACTCAATAATTGCGTCCAATGCTCTCACAGATAGATCACAAAGATTTTCTAACTCATCTGGATTGTTTAGAGCACCCACGTTAATGGCAGAAAGGATACACAGTGCAATTTCGCCTTCAGCATCATCAATGTGTTGAATAGGTTTGGTTGGTAGTGTGATCTCTTGACAAAGATTTGACATGGAAACTTTGTCTTTGAATGATGAGTGTGAATTACAGTGATCGATGTTCATGATATACACACGACCTGTTTCTGCTCGTTCTTTCAAGAGATCAAAAAACAGATCTTGTGCTTTGATTGTTTTCTTAGGAATAGTTTCGTCTGCTTCGTATTTTTTATAAAGATCATCAAATGAGTCTGTGCCAAATGCATCATACAGTCCTGGTGCTGAGTGCGGAGATATTAGACTGATCTCCTCATCCGCAATAAATCTTTCATAGAACAGTTTGGATATCTGAATGGAATAATCCATTCTTCTCACTCGATTATCTTCTGTGCCTTTGTTATTTTTTAGTACCAGTATGTCTTCTATTTCTGGATGCCATATTGGGAAGTGTACAGTGGCATTGCCACCTCTCACTCCGTTTTGAGTACAACATCTCACAGTGCTTTCAAACTTTTTAAGGAACGGAATCACTCCGGTGTGTTGTACTTCACCGCCTCTTATCTTAGAGTTGATTCCACGTATTCGGCCAGCGTTGATACCAATACCTGCACGCCTTGCCACATACAAGCCAATGGCCATATCACTAGAAAATATAGAAGGCAGAGTGTCGTCACTATCAACCAATACACAACTTGCGAACTGACGGATTGGAGTCCGGACGCCAGACATGACAGGTGTTGGGATATTGATTTTGTGTTGTGAAATTGCATCATAATATTTTTTAACATAACTCATCCTTGTTTTTTCTGGATAGTCAGCAAATAGAGTGGCCGCGATCATCATGTACATATCTTGTGGAGTCTCATACAACTCTCCTGTGCTTCTATCCTGCACAAGGTATTTGTCTACCACTTGTCTTAGACCAGCATAGGTAAATCGAAGATCTCTATCTCTACGTATCCAGGTGTTTAGTTTTTTAATTTCTGTTTTGTTGTATTTTTCCACAATGGCTTTGTCATACACACCCACTCTAATATTTCTTAAGATCAGTTTTAACAGAGGCATATACTCGTACTGACCGTGTGCTTCTTTTCTTACATCATATAATAAAAGTCGAGCCGCCGCAAACTGATAGTTGGGTGTTTCCAGAGTGATCAAATCGTTGGCAGATCGTACAAGTACATTTTGAATGTCTTTGGTAGACATTCCATCGTAGAACTGAATGTTGGCATTCATCTCAATCAGTGAAGATGACACACCAGTCAAGCCTTCGCAGGCCTCTTCTACCACGAAATGAATCTTATTAATGTCTAGTGTTTCTTTTCTACCGTCTCTCTTCTGAACTTGAATTGTGGAAGTATTGGTAGATGGCATAATTTTATTTTTTTCGTCTGTGATTTTCTGTTTTTGAATATGGGTATTTATCTGATTTTTTGTATTAGGTTGAATTACTGTGGCAGAAATATTTTTTGCAATCATAATCTATTTTATTATTCTTTATATGCTATTATAAAATAAAACAGTAATGACTGTCTATGGAAAAATTAAGTGTGTATATTATTTTTTTACAACTGATGGTTATACCATTTCAGTCACTTCGTGGTCCATGGTAGCAGAATTACCAGTTGAAGTGGTGGTATATTTTATGATCACAGTCTCGTTGCCGGCTGTGGAATCTAAATTGTCTAACTCAGCAGAAAGAGTTACACCTACATCTGAATTTTCTTCGTAGTCATCGTGGTAGGTCACTGCTGAGGTTGAAGCATTCACAGTCAAAGTACCAACTCTGAATGCAGTACTTCTTTCAATTTTATAATTTACAACAATTCTTTTACCTGCGAGAGCCGGTAATCTGATTCCTGTTGTGGTGGCCGCGGATTGATTGTCTGTTAATGTAATCTGTTTAACCTGTTTGGTTGATGAACCAATACCTTGTACTTCTGGCACTGGATTTAATAAAGTGCTTCTTCTTTGAGAAATATCAAAATAGTCCAACATACTGGTACACTCATCTGCGTTAAAAAGTATTACTGGTGATTCGTTAATTGCATCTACGCCGTCGTTGGCAGTACCAACTGATCGTGCAAAAAAGTTGTTGAAACTTACCACGTTTCTCACTTCACCCGCACCCGAGTTTGCACCTGCTGTGGATCCATCTACACGGATACCATTTGCATAAATGGTTTCAAAAGATGAATTACAAATTTTTACATCTTTAGGCCCAATGGTTAAACCATTGGTAGATCCGTCCACTGCTTCTCCCACATATACACCGTATCTGCCTGTGGAAAAATCACAGGTGTTAAATGCAACACTGGTTGCATCATAGGATAGGTCAGCCAATCTAGCAAAGTTGCTGAATCGACAATTATCAAAAACTATTTTAGAACAAGGCAGAGCAGTGGTGGATCTTACTGTGACGCCTTTGGAAAGTGAATTGTCTGCACCGCCTGCGGCATATGCTCCTCGGAATTCACATCTCGTAAATTTTACTCTAACGGCATTGTCTAGAGACACACCACCATAAGAAGAACCATTCTGGAATGTGATACCTTCTGCTGTTATGTTGGTTGGTGTGGTTGCTCCA